TTATAGGTATCATCGCCACTCTTTTCTGCTGTGGCTTTCAATTCATCCAATTCCTTCTGGACTACTGGTAGTTTCTCTGCATCGGCTTTCAGCTCGTCTCTCTGTTCCTTCAAAGCATCTACTGTTTCAGTATGTGCCTTGATGATCTCATCGACCTTATCTTCCTCAATGCCCAATGCAGATAAAAACTTTCTTGTAAGTGCCATTTTTATGTCTCCTTTTTTCTGTTCTTCGTCGTAGGTTCTTTTACGAAAAGGATTGTTATGTGGCAAATCGCCACTTATAACCGTATAGCTTTTCTTTGCTATTCGACTACTATTCACACACAGTATACCATTATTTTCAATTTGTGCAAATTATTTTAATATTTGCATCGCAATATTATTATATTCTGATATATGATTCTCAACCGCCGGTCTTATGAATGGCTGTCCACTTGGCTTCCTGACTGTTCCCAACTCCACATAAGGAGCATACTCAACATTGGTGCCAATATACACACCATCTTCAGATAAAGACACCTGATGCGTGATGCTGTTCCGCAGATTCCCGGTGTCAACTGGACACAATGCCTTTGCATATCCTTCTGCTTTCAATCCAATAGCTTCAAGTGCCTTTGCTTCTTTCTGTTCTAATTCAGACAATGCTTCTGCTATGTTGTTCTGATCTATTCTGAAGTCCATATCTCACACCTGCCTGTCCTTAAAGAAATCTGCCCAATACGGATTTTCTTTATCAAACAATTCCTTTTGCTCTTGTGTTAATTTGTGTGGATAGTCTCGAAACATGTTGAACACATTGACCTTATCGAATGAAAAAAGCCACTCTCCACAATTGTCGCTGTCTGCCCACCATATCTTATCACTTGGATTGTTATGGTAAAAATCACTTAACACTTCCAGAAACTCCCTTCTTCTGTTTATCTTTTGCGGTATTTATATATCCCAACAACTTCTGAAACTCGCTACTCTCTGACAATGATTCTACATCTATGGCGTAACTATGCTGTTCTAACTTGATGCCATGTACGGTCTTGCTCTTGGTGCACCCAAATCTGCGTCTCAATGTATCTTTCTTAAAAGGCTTCCATCCATTTCCGCCATCTTCTCCGCTTTGTAATTCAAGGTATCGAGCTTTCCCATTCACCTTCCTGACGATAGATGCGTGTTTACCTGTTACCAACATGTATATTTTATCATCTTCCATCTGTGTTATCAATTCGCTTGCACCTTTTACCGAGCTAAAATTGGTATTCTCCATTGACACAACACCATCTAACCTTCCCATCTGACTGTTTGTGCTGTGCCTTGCGAATGTCGCCCAGCTCATTCCGCCCCTGAAATCCAACACATCGTATCCGCCAACATTACCCGCATAAGCCAGTGCCAATGATACACACGAGCCTTCTGTCATGTCACCGCCTGCGATTCTTTCAATGATCTCATCATCCGATAACGCCCTGCTTAATGGCTCAACTTCAACATATTCTACACCATTTGCCTCTGCCTGTTGCAATATTTTGTTGTATGCTTCCGTGTTGTTCCTTATTTCTTCTTTGACGTTATCCTTTGTTATCGCTTCCACTTTTGATGAATCTTTCGCAACGTCTTTCTTCCATCCTGCCCACTCATTATATGTTGCATACTCAATAGGTGTTCCGTTGACATTATCCAACCTCATCATGTTCTGTGGTGGGAAATCTGGAAGCACTGCAATCATTGTACACCTGCAATTATACACTTCCGCAGGGTCTCCTTCAGGGTCTGCCGGATATTCTAACTCATTGCTGAACTTATCTTCAATATCAACAACTTCTCCATCCATCGCCTGATGGCTCGTTCTTGTTCTTTCGTCCAATGTTGCCATCCATTGCTTCTTGATGTTGATGCCCAAACTCTTTGAATCAAAATAAGAATCCAACCTTCCTGCATTCTGTGCTCCTGTCATCGCTGTCCTTGCATTCAATCTTGCATACCCTTCTTCAATGCCGACAACATCTGTTAATCGCCTTGCGATCTTGTCTATTGAATCTCCCTTCAACACTCCCTGTGTAATTGCTGTGTTGACCTTTCTCCTGCTGTATTTCAATATCTTTCCATCAGGGGCTTTTCTTTCAGGCAATAACTTTGGATTCTTTTCTGCCATTCTTTCTACTGTCTTTTGGTCGAATAATGTGAACGATGTATTGACCTTCAACCCCTTCTCAACCTCATATTTCCCAAAGTTATACTGATCCGCATACACTCCGAACATCTCCTTGCGGATAATATCTCTCGCCTGTTTGTTGACATTCAAAAGATGCTGTGACATAACATCCACCTTTTGGCTCAATGTTTCTTTGTACAGCATCTTGTTCTTTCTCCACTTGATGTATTCAGACTGATCTAATCTCCCTTGTGATACAAGTTTTGCTTTCTCTTTGTCCTGCTTCTGGAATCTTTTGAAATACTCATTCAATTCCTTCTGCAATTCCTTTTCAGCCTTCTTGTACTCCGCCGAAAGTCGCTGACGAACTATTCGCTCCCTGCTGTCCATCATCTGTTGTGCCTGATCCATTTACGACACCAAACCTTTCCATCGCTCCTGCATTGATAGAATCCAATACATCATCAACCTTATCCGCATCGCCCAATAATGTCATTATCTTCCTTGTCACATATTCCTGATCTAAATACTGCGATGCCTGAAGTATTGTATCAACTTCTTCCTGAACATTTATCAGATACGATCTTGTGAATGTCGGCTTATCATCTATACCTGCAACGTCCAGTATGCCCTTGATGAACTCACCAATGACATACTCAAACTGATCCGCTTTATTGTTCATTGGCTCGTATGCCGCCCTGATCTGTGTTGCTGTGTTTGCTCCACCTTTTATCTCATCAATGTTCAATGCCATGTAGTCCGCATACATATCTTTTGCCAATCTATCCAACAATGCTTCCCTGCCCTCATGCGGTGATTCAAGTGAATTGGCTGTTGCTGTTGCTCCTGTATCTTCTACATTCGCCGCATGGACTGTTTTCATTCTGTTGACAAACTCTGCCAAATCAACTTCATCCATTCCACCTGCATTGTTGATTGTCCAATATATGAACGATGCTTCATCTATCGTGTTGCAGAATCCTGACTTGATCAAATCATAAGCATCTATCTGCTCTCTGATACCCACTAATTCTGACTGCTTATGAGGATTTGCCCAAAGCGGAACAATCGGGAATGACGGATAATTCTGCCCGTCATATATCTCTGTCTCATCCACTTCTGTGCTGACAAGTGTTAGTACATACTTCTGATTCTCTTGCAGTACACTTCCAACACCATCTTCCCACTTGTAATCAGTGAATCCATCTTCTTCATACAGTGTTGCTCTCAACGGCTTCTGTGCATCCACCTGCCAAAACCTTACACCTGCCCTTAATGCTCCATTCTCTTCATCGTAGAGCGGAGCAAACTCAAGCGCATCAAACACTTCCATGTGATCATAATTGAAGAATCCAAACGCAACTCCTGCACACAATGATGCCTTTGCTATGTTCTGCAACTGCTTATCGAAATCTTCTCCAAGTGCATCCCCTGTTGCTTTATTGCCCCATGTCACTCCATTACCAAGCAAGAACTGTACCTGCTGTGTCGTAAATCTGTTGAAGAATCCTGATGTGATCTTATAATTCGCTGACACATTATCAGGTATTGCCCTGCCTGTCACATCATACAACAACTTCTGATACTGCACTATCGTTCTGTTCTGCTTCCTGTCATACTCGTCTGCAATCTGTGCCGTTCTGTAAAGCTCCGATCCTCTGTGCTCACTAATAACATCATGCACAAACTGCATTCTGTTTTGCTCATTCTCACCAACCAATGCCAAGTCCTGATAAGTGCGCATTTCTTCTCTCCTTTGCGATTCTCTTTGTGTGAACGAAATACCTTGTGCAATCCATTAAATGGTCTGCCTCTTTAACTGGCCTTTCGTCACTATCCCATACATACCCACCGACTTCTTTCTGCCAATTCTTAAGGCTTCTATGTACCTTGATTTTACCACGATTCATGGATGTTGCAACATTTCTTATTCCATTCTGCACATCATTGTCTGCATCATGTACCTTGTACCTGCCCCTCTTCTGCAACATTGCCTTGAATGAAGCGGCACTCGGATCTATGATAACTTCTAACTTCCTGCGTGGGTCTATGATCCTGTGACCATATTCATCTTCATCAAACAACCATTGTGTCCACTGATCTATATCATCTGCATACTCGTCATCTGCTTTCTGAATCCCTGTTGCTCTTCCTGAATAATAATACTCATCTATCCCATACCACACATCTTGATGCTTCGCCCACAATATTCCGGCAAACGCATTCTGTGTACCATAATCCAATACTACAACATACTCGCTGAACTCCTGTGGTAATTCATCAACAATAGCATCTTCATACATCGGATATATAATACCCTCTGCCTTTGTCCACTCTCCATCAATGTATCTCGGATAATACACCGTTCCTCTATACTCATTCTGTAATGATTCGATGAAGTGTTCGGGCAGAAACGGATTGTCATATATCGTGTACTTCTGTATGTATGTGTCTACATCATCCTTGTCAATAAACTCTTTCAGCCAATGTGTAGGTGATTCAGGGTTACAAGCCGCATCCATACATGAATAATCCTTGTCTAATCTTGACAATGCCATCATGAATACATCCTTGTTCCACTTGGCTATCTCATCTCCATACAGGTATTTGATGCTCATGCCCTGCACTTTGCCCAACTGGCTTATCTTCTCTGCACCAAGACAATACACATCTTCACCACATACCCTTGCAACATTCCTGCTGTTGATTGTTCCTACCAACGCATCTGTGTATCTCTCTCTCATTGGCTGTAATACATTCCTCTCAATGGTTTCCCTTGATACTCCAAGTATTACATTCAACCCATCTCTTCCTGATACTGTCCTGATCCTGCTTGGTATCATGTATGTCACATCAACAAAAGACTTCCCTGATCTAACAGCACCCACCTTCATATTGATTCGGTGGGTAGCTTCTCTTATATATTCATTCTGTTTCTTTGATAGCATCTTTCTTCATTCCATCCAATATCTTGTCCAACTTATCAATGGCCTCCTGATTATCAGTCTCATAATAATCCCTCTGTCCAAGATAATTCTTGCCAAGGAATATTGCCATCGCCGCATTCTTTTCTGATAACTTGAATTGGTTTCTTCTTAACTTTATTTTCAGTGCCATATATCCATTTTTAGCGAAATACTCTTGAAAAGTCATATCAAAAGTACGCTTGCACCATCTTGTAAGTGTATCTATGTTTGCTGGTTTTCCTGTTTCATCTCTGAAATACCAACATATTTCTTCTTGACTGCACCCAAGCCCTACAAGGTCTTGAAATGCTTTTATGTCAAACTCTTTTTTCGGTCGCCCCGTCTTTGCCATTTACTCCACCTCGGTTCTTTGGGTGTCAAGGACGCAACATTCTTTATGCGCCCTTTGTCAATTCTTTATATGGGATTCGTTTTTCATCCCGTATTAAAAATACATCGTTGTCAGTTCCTTTAAGGTTTATATATCTTTGTATAATCACGTCAACATAATGTGGGTCAAGTTCACACATATAGCATTTTCTGTTTAACTGTTCACAGGCTATTAGTGTTGTGCCAGTTCCACCAAACACATCCAACACCGTTTGTGCTTTGTTTGCTATTTGTATGATTTTCCATGGCAATTCAACTGGATATACTGCTCTGTGTATGTCGGCATATTCGTTATTGCCTACCGTTTGAACAATGATGTTGTTCGTGTTTCCGTGAAACTCTGCAAATGGTATCACCCGTGACCCGTTGCCGCCAAAAATCAGCACAAACTCAAACTGATTGTTTAGGACATTTGATTGCATTTGTGGCGGTGCAACTTTTTTATCCCATACAATAACATCGCAGAACGTATCTATGTTTCTCTGCCAAAACGATACAAATTCACGTTTATTATCAGCCAACATTTGAATATTGATAAATTGGCATTTGCTGTGTGTTGTCATATTGTCGAAAGCGTTCTGTATCAGTTGTCCCCATTCGTCAATTTTGTCTTTGTGCTGTTCATAAAACGATTCTTTTGTATCTTTCCCTTTTACATAATGGTCTCGGATTTTTGCAGAATTACTCGCCCCATACGGCGGCGATGTTATGGAAATATCAGCCTTTACCCCATCCATAAGCCTATCAATAACCGCAATATCCGTAGAGTCTCCGCAGATAAGTTTATGCCCCCCCATCTGCCAGATATCCCCGACCTTGCACCTGGGTTCGGCTTCTTCTGGGACTTCGTCCTCTACGATCTGTTGCGGCTCGTCATCGTCAATTTCCAATTCAAAATCATAAAACTCCGCATCAAAATCTGGCAGGTCTTCCAGTTCTATATTCAGAATATCCACATCAAAATCGCTGTTCATAGTGGTCTTGTTGTGAACGAGCATATATTCTCGCCTCTGTTCGTCCGTCAACTCATCAAGGCGGATTATCGGCACTTTTTCCTTGCCGAGTTCCTTTAAGGCTATAACTCTGCCATGCCCCTCGACAATTTCCCCTCGCCAGACTCCTATCGGATCATTCATGCCATAATCAATTATGCTCTTTTTGATTTGCTCAATTTGCTCTGCCGGGTGTTGCTTTGCGTTTCTGCCACTCGGCTTTATGCTGTCTATATCTACATACTCAATCTTCAGCTCCATTACATTCTCCTTTCCATATGTTTTATTATACCATGTTTATATTTTGTTTAATAGGCATAATAAAAAACCGCCCGGAGGCGGCTCTTTAATTATTCCTCACATATATCTACAATATGCAAACAAAAATCATCAGGTATTCGTGATCTTTCAACGCTCCCTTTTAACCCTTGTGTTCCTGTCTTTGCACCCCGTGGAGCACTTACATGGCACTTATCGCCATTGTGACATGGTGGCTTGAATTTAGGATTGGGATGATTCGTCCAAATATCCGTTGGTTTCATCCTCATATCACCATATTGACAATATGTTATTGTGTGTCTAGGTAACCCTTTCATAAAATCCATTTTTCTCATGCCCCCCCTCGGATTTTCTATAAACCAATATTTTGGAGACATTGCCAAAATCAAACACAATACATGTTGATTTACCCTGTCACAAAACTTTGCATAATCACTTTTTGGTGCCAAATTACCATTTTCTTCTTTATATCTGTGGTGGCTAATTGCCGCTATGCTGTATGTTGTGCAATCAGGTGACGCCCATATTACATCAGGCTTCCCGAATTGTTCTATAATATCTTTCGCTTCAACTTTAAGAATATCTTGATATAAATCTATATCAACAAAATTCTTATCCCATTCTACTGAAAAAACTTCATGCCCCTTTTTTTCAAATGCCCTGCCAATGCTTCTCGTTCCTGCGAATAACTCTAAAACTTTCAATCTACCATCACCACACTTTCTATTGATCTTTCCTCACACATTCGATCTTGATCTCAATTACCGCCATTATTGCACTCAACAACATGAATGCTCCTATATATATCAGACATACTGCTATTCCTGTGTTCATTTTTTCCCTCCGTACAATTCCACAACCTTCGCCATCTCCTGATCTGTCAACGTTATTCCTCTACCCATTTGTTCATGATCCGGACTCCAATCTCTAATATCCCACTTTGGCTTGTTTCCATTCCACACAACCTTGTTTAATTCCTTATTCCATCCTGTTGGATGCTCTGTGATAACTCCATACCTTTCTACGATCTCAAATGTTACTTCCATCATTTCTGTGTCTCCTTTCTTTCACTGTGTTTTGCCTTATATCCCATCAATAAGATGTGTCATAACCCCCACTACTGCGAAGAATGCAATCACGATCACAAAACCTACAATCGTTTCCATTATCTTTGATTTCATTTTTTTACTCCTTTCTTATTCGGCTTGCCATCATCAGGTAACAAGTTGCCATCTTGCTACGACCCCTTTCGGGGTTTCGGCTATTCTTATCTTCTATTCCTTGTAGAAATAATATCTGCCCAACATTCTCATAAGGAACCACTGCTCACCTGTTTCAATGTCTGACCACACTTTTGTTCCATCATCCATTTCTCCAGTTACTTCACAGGTGATTTTTTCCCCTGCAGTCCACTGCCCATCATTTGTATTCAACCACTTCACTATAGGTGCCGTTCTCTTTGCTATCTTCATTTTGAACTCCTTTCTTGATCATCATCTCTGTGACTATAATATATCATATGTTTTATATAATGTCAACACTTTTTTACATTCTATCAAATAAAAATAACAACCCTCAAAGGGCTGTTATCACTATCTCTGTTCTCGGATTGTCTTTGTCATACTCAACCCGGCTACCATCAACTGACTGTATGATCTTGTAATTATCATCTTCCAACACTTCATACTTCACCAATATGTCGTGTGTAGCTTCCATCAAATTAGTCAGGTCTACTCTCCGTCTTGTAGGCATGTAATACACACATTGAACATTCACTGGATAATTGATCTTCAGACCTTTCCCCTTGATGAAGTATCCACTATCTTTCTCGTACTGCACATATGCTTTACTGGGCAATATAAACGGAACATATTTACCATTTACCTTTCTTGTGGCGATCCTCTGACTGTTCTTCTTTGTAATAGGTTTCAGTGGAATTGTTATTGATAACTTCTTCACCATGTCTTTGCTCTCTCTTTCATGGCTTTGATCGCTTCTTGTTCTCCATCTTTGAATCCCCTGTCATATGCTGCCTGAATCTGCTTTAACACCTCTGCCTTTAACAACTTTTTCTGTTCAGATCTTCCTGCATCATATCCCTTTTTGTATTCCTGATTCCCATACCTATGTATTACATCACACACTTCTCTTGGTATCATTTTTTTCTTCCTCTCTGATTCTCATCAATGTTCTTTCTATTTTGTAATCTGTTGTCGCCTCTACCATTTCATTGCTGAAACCATATATCACCATCAATTGATTCAACATAATCATTACATCCACACTTTCCTCAAGGATATGTTCTACACTATGATTACCTTCCAACGCTTCTTTTAATTCGTCCAATTCTTCAATGACTTTGTTTATCTGATTTCCTCTTCCATAATGATATACTATTTTTTTTATTTTCTTCATCCTTGACACTTTTATCACTCTCCTCAATAGTCCGTCAATATTTGTACTTTATCTGAACATTTACGTGGCTTTATTCTTAACACATTCCATGGGTCAACCTCTGTGTAAAATAATCTAAACTTTTTGATTGCTCCTTGTTTAGTCCATGCTCTTGTAATGGCAACATCATCTGAAAACGTATGATCTACCATCTGATTCGGTCTTGCATAATACCATAGTCTCATTCGCTATCACTCTCCTTGTATGGTGCAGGTAGGGGTTTCCATGCTCTCACTTCATATTCGCCAAACTCCCTTGCTATACCATCCGTTGAGATCATAAACCACTTTCCGTTGAAAAATCTTCCCCATGGATAAACAGAATCCTCAAGACTTACAATGTAATTAGCATTTTCTTTCGGCGGATCACTAGCAGGGATCCAATCATCATCTTTTGACTCTGATTTTGCCTGTTCAAGCATTTCGGCAAACAATTCTTCGAGTTCTTCGACACGATTGATTGCTTCTATTGCCATGTCTATGGCTTCATTCTTTTGGTGTTGACTTTTTATTGCTTTTGGAATGTCAATTTTAACTTTTATTGAATCCAACACCTTTATTGCTTCTTCCCTTGTCATTCCGTATCACCTACCAATCTTCTGCTTCCATCCTCGTTACAAAGAAGTGTATGCCGTGACTACATTCGTTCCATCTGCAATCATCCCACTTGTCGGGGTATATCATTTCTCCGACTTTGTAGATACCGCCTTGCTCGGATGTTACTTCCTCCACATCTGCCTTGCTCCCATCCATGGTTTGTATCTCAAGCACTTTGGCTTTATCTGCTCTGCATTTTCTCGTTGTGGCACTTGACCGTTTTGCGTCCTCTGGTATTTCCAGTTTGACTATATAACCGTCTGCCTTTTTCCACGCTATGAACGAGCCTGTATCGGGGCAAGTGATACATAGTCTGATTTTAGTTTCGTCGAACAGGTTTGCTTCGGACAGGTCTGCTCCGGACAGGTCTGCTTCGAACAGGTTTGCTTCGGACAGGTTTGCTCCGGACAGGTCTGCTTCGGACAGGTTTGCTCCGAACAGGTTTGCTTCGAACAGGTCTGCTCCGGACAGGTCTGCTTCGGACAGGTTTGCTTCGGACAGGT